ATTTTAATATTTAAATAATTTTTGTAGTCAAAATCATATATTTTATTTTTGTGTATTTGTGTTTTTAAATACTCATATTTTTCACCATCAGTCATGTATATAGGAATGATATCATTATGACTATTCAAATGGTTGGTGAAATATTTATATATTAAAGAATTTGTTAAAAGATTATTCATATGTATGCCTTCAATATGATCAATATTGTGGTTATGTGTTTCCTTATATCTCATATTGTTGTATTGTTGACAACACCAGAATGGTAATGTGAATAATTTATATTTACCGATTCTAACAGCCATAGTTTTGGGATCAACATCCACTATACTATCTTTTTTTTCATATGTTTTTTCACCTTGTCTTTGTAATATTTTATTTGTTATGAATATAGGTAAAAGGAAATCATCTTTTTTTATTTTGTTTAGAGGCAAATATTTTTCTTTTTCACCAGCAATTATAAATTTATTAATTTGATATTTTTGTTGAAATTTATTTATGTTTTTAAAATCATCTTTTTTAAAAAATGTTATTCTGTCTTGGTTAGGGTTTGCATCATATTCCTTTTCAGTTATGAAACTTGACAACCTCAAAGCAATATTATATAATTGTTTTATGGTTGTACTGTAATATTTATTGAGTAACAATAGTGGTTTACTCATGTAAAGTTCATCGTAGATAACCTCACAATTTATATTTAGATAAGTAAAGCAAACATGTGTTAAACCATTGTAATTACCCATAACCTTGTAACCTTCCACTAAATATTTGTAGGAAAATGCATATATACTTTTAGAATAATAATTTATTAAATCATAATCATCTAATAAGATGGTTTTAAGGAAACAAGCAATTTTTATCTCCTCTCTATTATAGGCATATGTTTCAATATAATCTTTATCAATTATTTTTAATATTTCCTTATAACTCATCTCAATTATTTTCCCATCAGTGTCTGCACGAAACATTATCTGGTCAAAGTATCTTTTTATTTCTCTTAATGATAGATTGCTTTTTAAATTCAGATATGTGTAAACGAGTGTCATGTTGTCCAGACATTGTCTATGGAAATCTCTGGTTAAATTAACACCTCTTATAAATAATAATTTTTTTTCATCCATAGGGTCCTGAACAGTTATTATGTCTTTTGTTTCAACCTTACAATAAAAACCTGGTATATAATTATAAACCAATACATCTTTTATAGAGTCATATAATGTTGAACAATGTCTATTGTATCCAAACATAACTATTTTTTTTTCTTTGTTGATCATCATATCATTATAAACAGACAATAAGTCCATTGTTTTATCTGAGTTTAATATTTTTTCAGGTATCCTTAATCTTAATTCATTTATATCTTTGTCTAATGATTCCCTTGAAATTAATGTTCTATTGTCCTTTTCAAAATTTTCTCTATTATACAGGTATTGAAGTATATCACTTGGTGAATTTATAATGTTAAAAGTTTTTAGTTTTACAGGTGTCTTAAGAGCAACCTGAACTGTTTTTAATTTTGGTATATCTGTAATATTTATTGTTGTTTTTTCTATAAATGTATATATAGCACTATAGGTTGGGTCACACTTTGTTATTGTTTTTATTAACATATTCTTTAAAATCTCATTGCTTTCATAATCCAGATAAACTATGGATGCATTGTCTTCAATTTCTTTGTTTATTTTATCAAAGTATTCCCTAATAGTGTAATCTTTATTTATTCTTATGTTTTTTGGTGTATCATAATAGTCTAAAGTTATGTCCTCAATAATCACCTTGTTTTTAATAAACATAGATATTCTCATTGTCATGTCTGTTCTGGAAGTAGAGTTATAAGCTTCTAAAAATGACTTGTTGTAATACATACATTTTATCCATGTGATCAAATCATTTCTGTTTTTTGGTTTCAATAGTTTATAACTAATATTTTTTCTCCAAAAATCTCTAATTTCTTGTAATGTGATTTTTAAATTTGATCTCAACTTCTTCACAGTTTTATTATTTATTTCATAAGAAAATGTAGGTGTTTTAAGTGTGTATTTGTAATCAATATCATCAGACAAATGATCCTCATTGTTTAATTCAGTTGTGGCCCTCTGATGTAGAAAATACAAAGACTTAATCACATCTTTATCACCATATTTAAATAGTCTGTAATTGTTTGCATTACCCCTACAATATAAAGAAAATATTGGTAATGGGTTTGGTATTCCAAATAATTCTATAGGGGTGTTTAACAATTTTGTCATATCTCTATTCATATTGTTGTACATATTTGGTAATATTGAATAAGCCTCAGCCACAGCATATGTGTGTAATTTCTGGAAAAAATAAAGAAATGTTTGATTACAGCCCACCCTAGAACATTCTTTTACTCTTGACAATGCTGATTCCATATCCTGTTTATAGCTCATACATGGTAATGACAAATTAACCTCCTTTGATTTTTTAATTTGTGGATACAACATTACACCATTGAATGAAATTTGTGACACAAATTCCATAAAATATTTTTGCACACTTGTTTTTCTATCACTATCATTATAACCGTGTAATCTCATCACCATTTTCTGAAGTACCCTAAACTTTTCTAGTTCCTTATTATTATCATAAAGTATTATGAGCATATAATCATCAGAGTGTTCTAGGTGTTCTATATGTAATGTACTTTCTTTGTAAATATTTCTCCAAATTCTAAAAGCATAATTAGTGCAACAAACAGCTTTATATGATGAAGAATAATTGAACATACCTTGTAAAAAATTTTGGGTACTCTTGATTGTTGCTTTTTTTATTGTGTCAATATCATCAAGGAAGGTAGTTTCATATTTTTTTGTTGCAACAACTTTGTTGTATATGTCCATTGGTACTTGTATTTCTTTGTCAGACCAAGCATTGAATGTGGATATTAATAATTCATACATGTTTTCTGTTATTTTATCCCTCAAACCAATACACATTGCTATAAAGGAAGCCATTGTTTCAGCAGCAGACCATTTTGTACAATCCCCGTTAACATAAACTATTTTTCTCCTATCTTCATTGAAATTATAATAAACTTTATCTAACATTTTCTGCATCCTAAGGATTTTTTCATCACCTGGGACAGATATTGCTTCATTAGGTGAATTTGAACACAACTCCTTAAAAAAGTTTTCAGTTACTCTTGCCAGTGTTTTTGCACCTATATTAACCACATAAAATTCTCTTTTTGAACCATATTGTGATTTGATGCAAATATCTGCTTTAACTTTCTTGTTTGTTTTTATGAACTCTTGAGCAAAATCAACTGTTTTAGATAAGTGGGGGTTATCTTCTAATACTTCTAGAACAGATTCCATTACTTTCTGTCTCTGTTTGTTACCATAATATTTTGATTTTGTATTTAGCATAAAGTATTTTATTGAATCAATGTCTGGTTTTATGTTTTCTGTACCATATATTTTGTACATTCTATTCAAATGTTTCTGTATATCTCTTTTTTTAACTTTGACTTCAATTAATTCTCTTTCTGTGTCTTTAATAACAGCTTTTGTACTTAATAATTCCCCAATATTTTCATCATTTAAAGAATGAATTATCTTTTTGATATTTGGTTTTTCAGCATTTATAGTATACCTTGTGGAATCAATAATTAACCCTGTAGAGCACCCCAACTGTGTGTCCATATTCAAGAATACATCAATATCATCAACACTATTTATGATACCTTTTTGATGTTTCTCAGATAATGATTCATACATCTTTTGAAATTTTAATATTGTCCTTATCGCCTTAACATTCTCATGGTATATGTTTGCTGGTTCTTTCATTGTGTGAACATAAACAAATATCTCATCCAACAGGTCTGTAACATCTGTCATAATATGATTATGCCATAAACTTGGTAATCTAACTTCCCCACCAATACTTTTTATATCCATAACATTGTCAACAACATCATATCTATCATATTTAAAACCACCATTTCTTGCATCCTCATGGATTTTTGGTAATCTTTCAAGAAGTCTTTTTACTATCCATAATTCCATTATGTTATAATATGGTGGACCAAATTTTTCAATTAACAATTTATTTATATTCGTATACATTGAAAAGGCAGACATATATGCATATCTAGTATCCATTAATAATTCAGATATTTTTTGATTTGTTGCTGCACTTACCATAAATCTGAAAGAAAATATATTTTTTAATTTCTCACTTACGGAATAACTAACCCTATCAGGTGAGGATAAAATACTATTCATTGTACTCGATAAAGTTGTGTAAAATGTATCTCTCAAAAAGGTTAATTTATTAAGGTTTAATCTTCTCCAGTTTGTAATGCATAACCATTTGTTTACACCAATAGGTAATTTATAAATTTTCCCGTAAATATTGTCATATAGATCAGGTAAACTTGTTAACCACACACACAAAAAAGGTTGTCCATCCTCATTTTTTCTATTCTGTGTGTTTGCAATAATTATTAACATGTTTTTCAACCCAGCATTTAAAACATTGAAAGTTGTTTTTTTACTTGATACTCTTGTTAAATGCATCATCTCATTTGCAATATTGTGTAGTAACCTAGCACACCAAAATGTTTGTGTTGATTGAAGTTTAATATAGTCTTTATTGTAATTATTGGTCATTGTTTCTTTCATTATTTTTGCTCTTTTTTGTTCTACATGATCATATTCTTTTGTTATAAAATCGTTGATTTTGTATTTTATTTGCCTACTTACATCCATATTTAAATTATCAATAAACTTGTCAAAATTTTTATCCAAATCAAAATCTATTGTCATTTTATCAATCATTTCTTTATTTTTTTCTTTTTGTGTTATCTTTTAAATCATAATCCACCCCAGATTTTTTATAACCAAGGATAGCTGTAGATGTGAAATTCTTTAGAGAAATTTTTATTCTTTTATTTTCAATAATCATGGACTTATCCTTATCCTCTTTAATCAGACCATTATTATATAAATAATCATAAAAAGACAAGTTTTGTTTAATCATCCACTTATTATTCTGAAATAATGTAACCAGTTCTTTGTAATAGTTTTCTAGTTTTTCTTTATCATTTTTATCAAAATATAGTTCATTATCTGTCATCATTTTTGATGTTATTTTTTTCTTTTTACTATATGTATAGTAATATAACAATTTATTTTTCAATTTGTAAAAATCTTTTCTTAAGGATTCCTCTTCATTTCTATTCTTAAATTGATTTAAATTTAATTCCTTATCTTGTGATTCTGTAATTGTGTATAAAAATTCCTTTGTAAAACAATATAAAAATTCAAATTTATTAAGGTTGTCAAAAGTACCCTTAAGTTTTGTTAATTCAAAATCAATTAAATTAAAAAAATCAATTATTTTATCCTGTTCTGTTTTCAATATATCACCCTCATCATTATGTATGGAGTCTTCATAAAAAGGTAAAACAACATGTAATGTGGGTATTGGGGTTCTTCTATTGTGTTTCTCATTCTCTCTTTTTATTTCATTTGTTGCATTTTGGAATTGATTTTTGTCTAAACTTAAATCCTTATACTTTTTGTATAATCTTGAATTATCATCATCTAAAACTTTTTTAAAAAAATCACATGTCTTTTCATAGTCATAATTTGATGAATTATTGATTATGGACTCTTCTGTTAAAAATTGTCTGTTGTATTTTCTAAAAACATCCTTATCAATATTCAAATCACTGTACTTACCAATATGACTATATTTAATACTATCTCTAAAATACTTGGAGTAATTATCATTTTCATCTTTATTGTTTTCTATAAACTCATTATGCCTTTTTAATTCAAAATATTCCTTATCAATTAAATCATTTATCAGTTCAAATTGTAAATTAATAATATTCTTACACTTTACATAAAACAACATATCAAAATCATATTTCTGGTAATCTTTCAACTTCACTAGTTCAAGTTCAATATTACTATCATCACTTTTAATATTTATATGTATATATTTACAAGAAGTTTTATTTTTATTTATCCATTCAACAATAGGTAAATATTTTTTCTTTTTTATCTCCTCTGTTTTAGCAATATCATAACTGATGGAAACATCCAAAACAACCATTTCCTTTTTGTAATTAAAAACAATATCTGGGGTTTTCTTGGCATAATCTATGGGTATATCATCAAAGTAATTAACCATTTGTTGTTCTTCTGTCCATGGTTTATCTAACATTTTCAATATTATATAGTGTAAAATATCATGTCTTGCACTGTATAGTTCCTTATATAATTCAAACAAGAGATCATTGTCAATTTTATCATTTGTCTTAGTAAGTGGCAAATCTCTCACAGCATTCTTTAGCTTGCTTAGTATATTCTGTTGACCTTGTTTAATATCCAATAATTTCATAATAATTAAAGCTAATTTAAAAATAAAAAGATAGTGTGAGTGAAAATAAAAATAACTAAAAATAAAAATAAATAAATAAAAAA